ACATCTCAGAGGAATCCTCTCCGCTCTTCATGCGGCAATCCGTCCACACCGCCTAACACGTTGCCTGCTTGGCTGATCTTGGCATCGGTTGCCGCAACCGCCTGACCGGCCGCCGCGCTAGACGCCGCCATGGCGCGGTCGGCTGCCACCTTTTGGTCTGCGCCAGCAGTGTATTTGCTGGCGTCCAGTTCGGGCGAAATGCGGAGAGATCGAAGCTCGGTAACTGCCATTCTCACCTCTCCTTTCTCATGCTATTCAAGGCCATGGAAAACGCTATTGGACTGGTGGCCGTAGTTATCGCGCTGGCGGTTTTGGGCATTTTGATTGGCGGGCGCTAAGTCGCGCCGACCTTGTTCCGCTCAGCTTCAGACTTCAGCCATTCGGCGTCGATCGCCGTCATGAAGCGGTGAAATATACGGAAATCAGCACCGGTAATGTTGTGATCGGCAGCATATTGGCTGATCACAGCATACGAGATCGGCCCATAGCCACCCATCGCACCATAATGGCGGTCGAACCGAAGTGCTTCCCAAGCATCCCAGTAAAGACCGTGCCATATCTCAGGCTCGACCCCTTCAGGCGGCATCTCGTTAACCGTCTGCAACCACTTCTCATCAGGATAAGCGGCTGAAATCTCGTCCAGCCACTCACACAGTTCCCTATTGTTCGGAGCGGCGTCTTTCCGGCTTATTCGCCACCGGAAGACGCCGATGAGTTTTTTTCCTGGTCATCCACGAATTCGACATCCACCTCCGAAACCTTCGCAGCGCAATATTCGATCGCAGCCACGACATTACGGTACTCGGGATCGGCGAGGATTTCTGACGCTCGCTCGGCGGTGTATGGCTCGTCCAGCCCTCGCCATCCGTGCAGAATGTGCTTGGCGTAGAGCTTGCCAAGTTCAGTCGTCATTTCGTTCGGGGGGACAGGTTTGCCCTTATGTCGCCGTGAAAGACGCTGTGCCATGAGATCGCGCTCAACCCGATATGTTGGCAACAGCAGCGATGAAACGTTGAACTCGACGCCCGGCCAGTCAGGGAACTCGATCCAGTCGCCGGAAGCTTCGCGTGCGAGGTCTGCCTTCAGTGAGGCAAGCTTGATGGTCATATCGGTATCCTTTGTCGGAAGTGGGTGGCCCGGCGTCCGACAACACCGGGCCGTTTCTGCGCAGAACGCTTCAGTCGTGGTCGGCGACTGTCTCATCAGGGGTAACGTGCCCCTTTTCGCGCATCAGCCGCGCGAACTCGGCAGGAACCGGGATGCTTTCCACCCCGGCCCGGAACGTGACTTTCGTTTTCCCGTCCGGATAACCGTCGAAGGTGACGGCGGGCACGAAGGTTTCGGCGGCTGGATCGGCAGCTTTCTGAACACGCCTGGTCATGCCGGCGTCCGCGTGATCTTGATCGAGCCCGCCGCGGTGGCGTCGAACCTTGCATGAAGCGGCACTTCGATCATGACAGCCTGCCCATTGCCGCCGACAGTGGGGCCGCCATCAAGCAGCTTCACCTTCGGGATGGAGAAGGCGTAGGAGTTGCCGGCAGCGTCTGTCAGAGTGAAGGAGAGCGCCACGTCCTCATGGTTCAAAATGGCCCGATAAACGCCAAGGCTTTCGAACACGACGCGCGCCGTGCCGGTGAGTTCAAAGCGCCCCAGGCCATGCTCATAGGTGTCATACTGGCCGATCACGTCGACGGGATAGATGTTGTTGGTGATGTTGAGGCTCAGCGACTGCATTTTCGGAGCGCTGACGATGGACGTCGACGACATGTTGAGCGAGCCGACATTCAGGCCAGCGTTGAACACTTCCGTCGTGGTCGCCGCCAGATAGGTGGCACCAGTGATGATGGCCGTCGTCGGGTCCGGGCTCTTGAGGCCCATCACGCCCCAATTTGCCGTGACCGACTGACGCGCCGTCAATTGCAGCGCCAGCGTGTTCATCCGGCAGCCGACATAGCGGATGAAGCTATCGGTCGCGCCCTGCTCAAAGGTCATTTCGAGCGTGCCGGCCTTGTGATCTTTGCCGTTGACGAGTTCGTTCGTGGCCCATGAGCTGCAAAGCAGGCGCTCCAGCCACGTATCGTAAGTGCCGTAGCTCAAAAGCGTGTTGATGCTGCCCTGCACCATGCGGCCGACATCGACGATCGACGCGACGTTGCGGTCCGCGCGGATTTCGTTCGGAATGTCGGTTTGCTTGGCCAGGCGCACGTCGGCCGAGACATACCGCATGGTCTGGAACGCGGGCGTGGCCGGCGTCGTGCCGATGGTGACTTCCGTAATATCGGCAAGGCGAGTTTGACTACCGTCTGCAACGGTCATGGCAGTGCTCCTTCTATGTCAGGAATGACCGGCGTCAGGCCGGGGTGGTGATATCGTATCGGTGCCAGTAGAGCGTGACTGTCATCGCCCAATACTGAGCAAATTGAGCGCCGGGCTCGCCCTTGCCGATGTCCATTTCATTGATGCGAACCGAGCCGGCCTGTCGCTCCCGAAAGAGCGCGACAAGGCCGTCTGCAATGACCCTTGCGTCCCGGCTGCTCATGCCGCTTGGGATCATGACGTTGAGATAGGCGACCCCATCCTCGCGCCACATATTGTTGCCAGGCGCTCCGGCCGTCTCCTGATCGAACGACGTGCCGAAGATTTCGACGAACACGAACGGCGCAGGTGTGCCCGGCAGTTCGTAGAACGGGTCTTCATAAACGACCGGCGTTGTCGTCCAGCTATTCAGCCGGGCTTTGATAGCGTCATAGGCTGCGGTGCTGGACATCAGAGCGCATTCACAACGATGGCTGGATAAGTGATCGGCTGGCCGGCCTGCCTGTCCTTGCGACCCAGAGCCGAGCGCTTGAGAATGTACGGGATCAGCGGGTGAACGCCGCCAGAGATGTTCAGCCAGCGCGTTTCGAACTTGAAGGCACCGGAGAACCGGCGGGCCATGACGTTCTTGGTGCCGTCGAACAGGCGGCGGCGCGGAATTCCAAGCCGCCCGCCTTCAGCCTTCCGGACATAGGGCTGCGCGTTGATCACGATCACCTCTTGTCCGCCTGAGATCGTGGTGAAGTCCGTCACGACATGACCGCCTGCAATCACGATGAATGAAGATGCGAACCGACCGGAACGCCGTGGTGCTCGCTTTTGCATCTCGGCGATCACCGCATTGATGACCAGCGGCCAGTTGACGAACTCGTAGACGATCGCGCCGGGAGCCGTATAGGTTTCCTCCAGTGCGTCAGGAACGCCGTTGACGTAGCGGTCATATTGCGGACTGGCGATGCCCTCTGCGATGACGCGGCGCACTTCCTGCTTGGCAAACGCTGCTACTGCCTTATTGATCGCCTCCGGCTCCAGGCCGACCGTCGCCACCTTCAGGTCACGAGCGAAGAATTCGAAGCCGGTCGCCATCAGCCCGCCACCAGAAGATTGATTCTGACCAGCCTGTCGCTGTCAAAGATCGGTTGCGGAAATTCGATGTTTCGCTCGCGGCCCTGAATGACGATCTTGTCACCCTTCTTGAGCGGCAGCAGGGAAGAAAGCCCGGTCGGGCTAAGCACCACCTTTGAAAACGTCTGGTCGATGCCTCCAACAAGTTCTTCCGGCTTCAACGGTCGAACGGTCGCGCGAACTGTGATGTCAATCTTTGGGCGTGGCGTCCCTGATGCTGCCGTATAGCGGCGGATCACGATGTTTTCCCCGCGGCGCGCGTGGGCAGCGTCTAGATCGGCAACCGGGTCCATCAGGCAAATACCTGTCGATACGGAGCCAGAAGATCGCTGATTTCAGCCGAAAGCAGCGGGTCATCGGACGGCGCGACCCAGTATTCCCGCATCTCCACGTCCGGGATATCGATGCGCTTCAGGTTGGGGTCGCGGGCCGTCTCGCTATAAAGCGCCGTCGCCAGCTTCGAGGCGGCAAGCTTCAAATCATCGGGCGCGGCGGCAAATCCAGCCTTGTAAACGACCGTAATCTTGCCGCACGGCCAAGATGCGGCCCGATCGCCCGACAACCGCATGAGAAGGCCAGAACCACGGCTAATCTCATAATCGGACGCGGCCAATGTGGTGCCATTTTCATCGATCGAGGTGATTTCTGTCACCGGACGCCTAGCGAGAACCAATGAACCAGCAATGCGAGATGGCCGGAAGACCTCGCTGCACGTCTCAGAAAGGAGCGTAGGTGATCGAACACCATCAGACGCAACACCGCATTGCCTGGCAATTGAGGCCGATAGACGCAAGCCAAGCGTGGTCAACACCGTGTCCTGGCTGGTATCGGTCACTCCAACTGCCGCGCGCAATTCCTCCACCGTCAAAAGCGACAGGTCAGAAGCCGGCGTGGTGACGGTGAAGGTGGAATACATCGCTGCCCTCGGGAAAGAGGAAGGAGCGGCGCGGACGCCGCCCCTGTCATTGTCATGATACGGGCGAGCGATGCGCGCGGCCGAGCACGACGACCGCACCGGCAACAATGCTCGTGCCGCTGGTCTTGGTGATGACAGCTCGGATATAGCGTTTGTTGCCGACATAGCTGACCTTGTAGGCCGAGGTCGCGGCGAGTTCCGCCGGCAGCGATCCGACAAGATCGTCGGTACCTACATCGGTAAAATCGCCATCGGTCGTTGTGTCGCTTTCCTGCACGGAAACGACATACTTGCCGGCTGTGGTGATAGCGCCGGTATTGACGACGACAGCAGCACTGTCGAAGTCGCGAAGATCGACAGCCGTGCCTTTTGTGGTCGCGGCATAGTCCACCGGCGCAAGCGTAGAAGCCACGCCAAGGTTCGAAGCGAGATCACGCATTTGCGTGTCCTTTCATAGATAGAGGAAGAGAGAGCGGGGCGACCGAAGCCGCCCCGATTGGTCAGGCGGTGCCAAAGCGGAGGAACTTGATCGCCTCGAAGTTGAGGACGCCGCCGCCGGTGCGCTTGGTCGTGTAGAACTTCACGTAAGGCTTGGAGGTCAGGTTATCGCGCAGGACGCGGATGCCCTGACGATCGACAATCTGATAACCCTGCTCGAAGTCGCCGAAGGCCAGCGACAGCGAACCGCTGGCAAGCGCCGGCATGTCTTCAGCCCGCGTGACCGGGTATCCGGCGATGCGCTCCGGGTCGCCCAGGACGAACGACGGCTGCCACAGATAGGCATTGGTCGTGCCGTCCTTGAACTTGCGGACCTTGGTCACCACCGAACGGCGGGTGACGAAGCGTGCATTGGGCAGATAGGCCGCCTTCAAGAGCCCGATCAGGTCGAAGACCTGGTCAGCCGGATTAGACGCAGCAAAGTCGCTGCTCACGCCCGTCTTCACGTAGCCGATCTTGCCCCAGGCAACGCCGTCACCGCTGTCTTCCGCGATATCGTAGGAGGTAAAGCCCCGGATATTCGTCGCACCGGTCACGAACTCCCTGTTCTCGAAGCGTCCGAACTTGTCGGCAACCTTACCCGACAGCCATGCTTCGACGTCCACGGCGGAATCATCAAGAAGCTGCTGGGTGGTCTTCGGCTCGGTGTCGATCCAGAATACAGGAATGCGCCATTTGCCGACTTGTGGCGTCTTCTGATCGCCAGAAAGCACCTTTTCACCAGCATAGCCGGCCCCGGCCTCGTCCAGGTCCTCGATACCTTCGAGGGCATCGGTGGAAATGGTCTGCTGGGACGCGATCTGGCGGATCGGGGAGGTTTCATAGACCTTCTTGACGATCCGGCCGCCCGTATCCGGGGTGACATAGTAACCGCCATCAGGATCGGAGCCGACCGACAGAGTTTTCATCTCGTCGGCGGATAGCAACCGGTCGCCCTTGCGCATATAGCGCGCGTGAGCGGCCTTGTACTCATCCAGACCCTTCTCATCGAGCGGCTGGAAAGCTTCCTTGCGCTCGGCGTTGTGAGCGCCAAGGACGATATTCAGCTCCTTGACCTCAAGCTCACGCTTGGCTGCGTCTTCGCCGGTCGCCTTGACGCCCATGCGATTCATACGGGCTTCGAGGTCTTCACGCTCCTTCTTTTCGGCCGCGATGGCAGCTTCCAGAGCGGTTTTGGCCTCGACTGCGCCGTCAAGGGATGCCTCGATCTTCGCCAGCTTTTCGGTGACGATCGGATCATCCTTGGCAAGCTTTCCCTTCATTTCGGTTTCGAGCGTCGACTTGAATGCCTCGAAGGCCGTGCCCTGCGCATCAAGCAGGGACTTGATTTCGTTCATGTCCATGAGGTTTCTCCTATCGGGACAAGAGCTGAGTGTTGCGACGGATGATGTCCGCCAGTTCGTCGCTCATCTCACCGGCGTCCCGCTCGGATCGGATGGCCTTGAAGCCGCCGCTCAAGAGAGCCTTGGCCTCGCTCGCGGAAAGCGCCGGCAACGTCCCGTTGCGAAGCGCATCCTCGAATTCGCGAATGGTCCTGATGTCAGCCGATTTCACATCGGTGAGCCGGGCGCGGTCGTTCGACGGGTCATCGACGAGGGACACCTCAAACAGTCCGACTGAGTCCAACTGCCGCTTTGCTGGGCCGGTCAACCGGGTCACGCGGCGTGCCTTGTATCCAATGGACAGCCCATCAAGGATGCCGTCCTTCATCAGGCCGTGAATGCGCCTACCATGATCGGTATCGAGGCCGGAAAGCCTGCCTTTGACAAATAGGCCGCGACCGTCCTCCTTCATCTCCAGCCATTTGCCGATCGGCAGATCATCGCCAGTGAACGGATTGAGCGCGGTGCCATGCATCAGCTTCATGGACGGCAGGCGTCCGCGCCGCTCCCATTCTCCGAGCGTTTCCTTAAAAGCTCCAGGCGGGATCACGTCGCCATGGCTGTCGACATTGCCGAACACAGCGCCGTAACCCGAAAACTCACCCGTATTCGCGTCGATCTCGTCGGCCGCGAACTTGACTTCAATTCTATCCATTGTGGCTATTCCTCGCTGGCCGGGTCGGACGGCGGGCTGGTCGTCGGCTGCTTCGTGATCTGCTGTGGCAGCTTGTCGGCTTCTGGATCGTCGGAACGGTCGAGATCGAGCGTGTCGCGAACATCGTTCTGAGACATCCAGCCCTTGCCGCCCCCGGAGCCGAGCGCCTTGGCAAAGTATTCGCCCTGACCCTTCGTCGCGCCCCGCATGAGCGCGTCAGGGTTGAGCTTGGTATAGAAGCCAGCTCGACGCTCTTCCTCGCTCAAGAGATTGATGTCCGCCGACTGTTCGATGCGCTGATACCAAGGCATCAACGTATGAGTGACGTGGACAAGGAAGATCGATTCTGTCGCAGCTCGCGCCGCCATGTCGGCAGGATGGCCCACCATTAGCGGCATAACGCGAAACCGGCGGCAGATGCTTTCGACCTGATGCCTGCGCGTCTCGATCAACTGCTGATCGACGCCCGTCATTGCCGTGGGCTGGTACTTTCCTTCCCGGTCCACAATGAGCGGCATATGCGAACGGTCGCCGCCGATCTGGTGACGCTCGATCCATGACGACAGCAGCTCAAATTGCGCCTTGTCCAGTTTGTCCTTGATCGAAACGATGCCGGAAATATTAGCGCCGTTCTTCTGGAATTCGGATTGCCCCTGCTCCAGCGAGGCAGAAAGCCCGATGGCATTACGAGCCATTTTCACCGCATCGAGGCCCGCCCAGGCATTCCAGGACGGCCCGCGAAGATGCCAGATCGCATCCTTGCCAAACACCTGGCGCTCGCCATTGTCGGCGGTGACCGTGTATTCCAGCGAGTAATCCGCCTTCTGCTTCACCGACACGCGGCGAGGCTCAAGGATGATCAGCTCGCGGACTTTCCGCTCCCTGCCGACGCGGTTGACGAACACATAGGCGTTGCCGGCCACCAGAAGATGCAGCATCAGCGTTTCGCGGAACTCGAAGCTGGTTTGCCCCCATTCATTCGGAGAGCGATACAGAAGGTCATCCAGCGGATGCTCGGATGCGACCGAACGTCGACCATCCACCTTCTGATAGAGATGCCACGGAACCTGCGAACACCCTTCCGAAAGCACTCTCATGCAGGCGTAGGCTGTATCGTCCTCAAGCGTCGTCTCCAGATTGACCAGCTTGCCGGCGTGAGACTGCCGGCCCCCGCCATAAACTTCGCGGAACAGATCAAGCGACGACATATCGCTCTTGGCCTCAAGGCCGAACATGCGTTTCCAGAAGCCCATAAGCAGATATCCCTATGCGACTTCCCAGAAGGACGGGCCGCTGTCGGTCTCGTAAGTTCCGGCAACGCTCATCGCCATGGTGAGAGCGACCATACCGTCGATGCGACCATGAGACTTGATCTTTGACAGTTTGCGGTTTCCAGCAGGATCGGTTTGCACCGTCGCGTTAGCCGCGCACATGGTCAGGACCGGATGCATTCCATGAGCGATCTTCTGGTTGAGCAGTGACGATTCGAGATCACGAAGCGCCGGGCTCATCGTCTGAAAGCCCTGTCTCATTTGCTCGAAAACCGCGTAATCGCCCTCAAGCTGCGCTTCATCGAAGCCAGCTTTGAGCAGCCATGGCTTCAGATGACGCCAGTTCCATGCGTCGAAGGCGATCTTCCTGATGTCCAGCCGATCAAAAAGCCCTCGAATGTGTTCCGCGACATATTCATAATCGACCGTCTTGCCCGGCGCGGCCATCAAATGACCGTCACGGTGCCAGAGATCGTAGGGAACGCGGTCGATCCGCGCCTTGTCCGCCAGATTGGCCCCCGGCAGCCAGAACGTCGGCTTGACATGCCAAACGCTATCGACCGGGGCAACGAGCACCAGTGCCGTCAAATCTGCCGTTTCTGACAGGTCGAGGCCGCCATAGACCGGCAGGCCGTCAAAACTGTCGATCACATCACCGCCGCAACCCTTCCAAACCGATTGCGTCACGAAAGGCGCGTTCATATCGACGCGCTGATTTAGGATCAGGTTACGATATTCTGGCTCTCGGCTTGACATACGGCGGGCGTCTTCCGCCATGGCCTGCGTCTCGACCGGGTTCTGAAAGTCACCAAAGGCAGGGTTTGCCGCCTTCATCGCCTCGACCGAGAACGGATCAAGACTATCGTCGGCTGTGTAGAGGCTGACAATCGTCCTCGGATCGATGCCCTTTTCCGCGTCATCGATCAGGACCGACAGCAGATCGGCATCGGTCGGCGCTTGCGTGGAGATGACAATCGAGATCGGATCATCCTGCGCGCCAGTTGCCGTCTCCAACGCCTCATAGAGTTCCGAACGCGGCCCTTTGACCTGTCCCAACTCATCATGAACGATGAACACCGGAGACAGGCCGTAAGCCGTCGACGCATCTGCCGACAGGGCCCGGTAGAGCGTGCCAAGCTCAGGACAATACAACTGCTTGCCCGAGTCCCGAATGCCGACATAGCCGCCTCGGTTGATATCGAGGGCGGGATTCATGCGAACCATCTTGGCCGCAAGGGCAAACAGAACCGCTGCCTGCTCTCTCGACTGCGCGGCCGAATAAAGCTGGCTGTTCGGGCGCGCCTCCGGGCCGCAGAGGTGCAGCAGGAGAAGGAATGCAGCGAGCGCCGTCTTGCCGTTCTTGCGCCCGAAACTCAGGATCGCACGACGCGTGCCAGCCGGGTTGTCGTAGATCTTCTTGATTTCGTCCTTCTGCCACTTCCGCAGCCGGACAGGCTTCCCGACATCTCGGCCTTCCGGGATTTTCAGCCACTTTTCGATCCAGGCGATATTGCGCCCGCCCCGTGTTACACGTCCCACGGCTTCTCAACCTGATTTGGCTTTCGAGCCGACTCGGCGCGAACCGTGGCCTGCTGCGAAATCCTCATCCGCGTGGCCAGCGATGATATCGCCCTGCCTTCCCGTTCCTGCATTTTCAGAAGGCGGTCATATTCTTCAACGTCGAGGGCCTTCTGTTTTTCAGCCTTCGCGATAAGCTGCGCCACACGCCGAGCGGCGACGACATGCCGACAATACTGCGCCAGCATCCCGTGGGTTTCTCGCGGGAACCAGTCAGCCGGCATCCGGTTGACCACCGCCCGCCATTCCGTCGACTGTTCGTCCGTCAGATCATACGGCGCGTCAGGTCGCATGACCGACTCAACTGTCGAGACCGTCGCGATTTCCATGGACGCAGCCGACTTACGACCACGCGTTGCCATTGTTCATTATTCCTTGACGAGAACCCGGAGACGAAACTTTTTCTCTACAGGTTTAGCTAAAGTCTTACCCCGGACGGTCTGGACCCCCAAAGGCCCTCAAGATTTGATGCCCCCCTACGGCCTTGACCATGGGTGGCTTGGGTCGATCGGCGTACCATCTGCCGTGCATCCCTTAACGATCAGCTTGCCGTCCTGTCTCCGCTTTCCTGATGCCATCTCCTTGATCTGCGCGTCATGTGATGCGCAGAGGGTGCGGAGGTTGCTGAGCGTGTCCTGCTGTGTTGGCCCGTCGCTATTGGGCCTCGTCTCGATGTGATCGACGTGAGTGCCCTTGCCCGTGCAGCCTGGCACCGTGCAACGATACCGGTCACGCTTGAGGGCTGCGGTGCGTAGCGCGCGCCAATGCGTGGAGCGGTAGTAGCTATTGCGGGCCATAGCAGCGCCTCCACTCTTGCGTGCGTCTGGTCACGAAAGCGGCTGCGCTGTCTTTCGTCTCCTGCCTGAGTGGCGAGCCTTGGGGGAGGCTTGCCGACCAATGGCTTGATGGACTTCAGCTTAGGCATGGCTGGCTGTCGGTGTCCCGCGCGTTGTTTATCCATTACCGAGCCGGCTCAACTTCGAATTTCGTATGCATGAAATCCATTTCGTGATATTTTGTGCTTACGGAATTCAGGAGACTGCGATGACAACCAAAACTGCACCGGTGCCCAAACCGGACCCCGAGCGCAAAATGACCGTTGCCGAGTTCATGGACGAACTCTCAACGCGCAAACCAAAAGCGAAAAGCCAGAATAAGCCTGGCCGTCCACGCTCGGGCAAAGTCCGCGTCACCCTGCTCTTGAAGCCCGAGACAATTGCCAAGTTCAAGGCGACGGGACCAGGCTGGCAGGCGAGGATTTCCGATATTCTCGATACCGCGACCCTGTGATTGAAGGAAAAGGCGCGGGGTGATGATCCTAGCGTGAGCTGCCAGCGTCTCTTGGGGCCCTGATTGTGCCAACCCAAAAGCGACGGCATCTTAGGCAACGAGGTGGCCCCGCGCAGGAGACTTGCCGACCAGCGGTTTGATATTCTTCAGCTTGCCAACGTTCACCTACCGATCGCCGCGACCACGGCTGCCACCGTTACTCCAGATTGTGGAACTCGAAGCTGGCTTCAGCATTCTGCTCTGATAAGGAGCAGGAGCGAGACATGAAGTATCTCTTGGCGACCTTGGGCGGTGTGGCACTGACCCTTTGCATATTCGCAGGCGGCGTTGCGTTCGCTGTTACATATCTCGCCGCCGACCGAGTTCCCGTCAAGAGGCCTTCCCTCGATTCAAGCCTGGTGTTTCGGACCGATGTCGTAAAGGTAAATCCAAAACAGCAGGACTATGAGCGAGTCGAGCCGCGTGATGTTGCGGAGCGGTCGATCCAAACGGGCTCCTTCATCGCTGACGTGGAGCTAGTTCCCGAGATCGACGACATTGCAACCGCCACACTTGACGCCGATCTTCCTGGTGCTTCGGACCTGAGCGACCAGCATGTGAACTGGTGCCGAGACAGGTACCGCTCCTACCAGCAGGACACCAACAGTTATACGCCCTATGGAGGCGGCAGCCGGGAATGCGTCTCGCCATTCACCGACGGGACTACCGCCACCGGTCAAGACGAAGCGATCTTACTCGAAGCTTCGGCGTCTGAATCTGCCGCCGGCGAACTCGTTCCGCATCAAGCTTCCGCCGTGCAGCGCAGCGACGAGCACATCATGTCGTGCTTCGAGCGATACCGCTCATATCGGCCCGAGGACAACACGTACCAGCCATACAGCGGCGGCACCCGCGTGCAGTGTCAGTGAACATATGGAAGTATGAGAAAGATGCGACCGCTATGGCCAATGATAATCACTTCCGAGACAAGAGCCCTTCAGAGATTGCGTCCTACCGTCAAATGACCCGGGAATCGCAAGGCTTCTTCTTCTGGGGAGTTCTGGTCGCTCTGATTGTCGGCTTCATGCTGTTCGCGCTTGCTTGGTTCGCTGTCTGGGCGAACGCTGGCGTCTGAAGCCGAAAACCGCTAAGTGGCCATTGAAAAGCACGCTACCAATACGGATTGCGCTCCGCTTCTTCCGAGGCTTCGTCACCTTTGTGGCTGGAGGAATCCTTGTTGGAGCAATCCTTCTGCATACAACATGCTCAGAACGTTTGACTTTGCCCGCTCCGCACCGGAACGAGCAGTCGTTAAGTTCCTCACCGGAGTCCCCATCATGACCGACGTGACCGCCGTCCCCCACCTTGATCTCAACAAGTATCTCGGGCGCTGGTACGAGATTTGCCGCCTCCCTCTGAGATGGGAGGACGAAACCGCGACCGACATCACGGCGACCTATTCGCTCAACGAAGACGGGAGCGTCAGGGTAGACAACAGATGCTTCGACGAGGATGGACAACCATCACAAGCAGTCGGCGAGGCAGTCCCGGTTGACAACGCCAACTCGCGCCTGAAAGTGACTTTTCTGCCCGAATTCGTCCGCTGGATACCCTTCACCAAAGGCGACTATTGGGTGCTCAAGATCGACGCGGCGTATTATACCGCCCTGGTTGGCACTCCCGATCGGAAGTACCTCTGGATACTCTCCCGCGAGCCACAGTTAGCGGAAGTCACAAAGGCCGAGTACCTCGATGAAGCTCGCCGGCAGGGTTTCGACTTGACCGACCTTATCACTCCCCAACATACAGGCCGTGAGGTAACGGACGCGATGGTCGAAGATACATAGATTTTGTATCGAACCCATCTATCGGCAACTTCTCGCTTCGCAGGACAGCCGAGCCTATGCCTTAGCTGGTCGATGGACGAAGGCGAAAACCTGACGTCAAGTTGGGACCGCCGGCGCAAGCGGCCTGTGCCCGCCGGTGTGATTAGGCATGGAATAAGGACCCCGTTAGCGGGGTGATCGGCTTCCAAAAGG